GTCGCCGCCTGCGCCCATTATGCTCTGAAGCTCCGAAAGAGGTGCTACTACTTCGGGATTTGAACGTGCGTCTGCATTGTCCCCGACAAGAGCAAGCGTCGGCGCTTTTACGATACCGCCTGTTGCAAGCTTTGGTATGCCGAGATTTGAGCGAGCCATTGATTCCAAAGCACTTGAAGGCACATTGGTATATATAGCTTTGAGCCGCTTGATCTCGTCATTTATCTTTTGCTGCTGCAAGCGTTCGGACACGGTGGGAATATAGGTCGATGCCTGTTTTTGCTGATTCTTTTTTTTCTGCTGCGCCGTTGCCAGTTCGATCGAACGGATAAGAGTATCATCGTTTGTTCGGTCGATTTTGTACCCCATCTTTTCGTACTTGTCGGCAATAGTGTTTGACTCCTTCATAGCCTTTTCTACACGTTTCTCTGCCTTTTCAGCTTCCTTTGTTACCGCACTTGCAAACACCTTGCCGAGTTTTTCGCCCCACCAGTCGAATTGCTCCTGGAAGGTATTGTACAGCCAAGAGCCGATTTTCCATCCTGCGAAGAACGCTGTCGCACCGGCGGCAAATGTTGTTCCGAAGCTATGACCCGAAGCACTTGCCTTTGCCGCGATCTTAGAACCTATTGTTGTACCGGCTTGACCAAGTGTGCCGGTTACAGCAGCATCGCTTGTGAATTTTGACAGCAGACTGCTTGCCATTTTTGGTGCAAACAATACACCAAACAGTCCGGCAGCACCCTGGAAATCAAGGCTTTCGACAAGCCCCAGCAGCAGCTTTGGTGCTGCTTTGAGTACCTCACCTATTGCTTTGAAAACAGATCCAAGTATGCCGAGCCAATCGATATTGCTTATGAAATCGCCTATTTTCTTGCCGATATTCTGCCAATCGATTTTCTTGAGCGCTGTGCCGATGAAATCCCATACACCCTTGAATGCGTCACTGACAGTCTTACCGAGCTTGCCAAAATCAACCTTATCAAGAGTACGGTTGAAAGCCGTGACTATCTTTTCCGCCGCCGATACAAAGTTGATATTCTCGGCAAAGTTGAAACCGAACTCGATCACACCCTGGATAGCTCCGCCGAGTGTGTCGCCCAGCTGCTCCCAGTTTACCTCACTGAACCAGCCGTTGATGATATCTGCAAGCCCCAGACCTGCGGCTGCAAAATTGAAAGTCGTTACGAAGCCAAAAGCAAGTCCGATAAGCGCATTCAGCCTTGCACCGATCGTTTTGCCTATAAGTGAGAGATCGGTCTTTGTTATTATCCCGTTAAGGAAATTCGCAAAGCCTGCACCTATAGACTTCCACTTGGTTGTTTTGAGGAAGGTATATGCTGTGCTGAACGCAGTCGTTATCCCATCGCCGATACTGCCGCCGATACCTTTCCAGTTAAGGTTATCGGCAAAGCCGTTGATGCCCTCTGCCGCCTTACGAGCGCCGTTTGTTAGCTTTTCTCTGACCTTTCCCCATTTGATGCGTTCAAAAACGCCGTTTATCTTTTCAGCAAGCAGCTTACCTGCTCCTGCCCAGTCACCCGACTTTATGGATTCCTTGAATTTTTCCGCCCAATCGGAGAGCTTTACATCTTTGCCTGTGTACTTTGAATAGTCGGCTTCGTCCGAGTCTGCACCCGATGAACTGTCCGAGCTGTCCTGATGCACACGCATTTCGTCGAAGTCTGCAAGGTATTTGCTTGCAGCTTTTGCTTCCTTGCCTGCATTCTTGGCAGCAGCTGCCGCCTGCTTTGACTTTGCTACTGCCTGCGCGGATTGCTGATACGTCTTACCAAACAGCGCCGATGTGAACGCCGCTATCTTTTCCGTAACGCCTGCTATGCCCGACATCAGAGTGTTGAGCATCGGCATCACTGCGGTCAGAATCGGCTGGAAAGCTACCGCAAGGTTGAACTTGATACTTTCAAGGCTCTTGCTGAATTCCTCGTTGGAGCTGGCAGCATCACTCAGAGCCGCTCTCAATCCTTTGAATGCTGCGGCTATCCCTGCTATCAGAAATATTCGCTTTGCGCTGTTTTTCAGCGTCCGCAGCAGCTTTGATACGGGCTTTGTTGTTTCGTTTACCGAGGCAGCTACACCTTTGAACTTAGACCTTACCGCATCAAGCGCTTTGCCGCCTGCATACAGCGGAGCTTTGAAGCCGGCACCCAGCGCAGTCCTGATAACCTTACCTGCTTTGGATGCGACCGATGACAGCTTGCTCGTCTTTTGCGTAAGCTTCTCGGTGCTCTTTGATGCCTCTTCGGTGTTATCAACGACCTCTTCGGTCTCTTGAACGACCTTTTCTGTATTCTGAACAGCTTCAGGTGGTGTTGGGTCTATCTTTATTCCCTTCATCTCCTGAAGAGCATTAACCATGGACCTTACATTTTCATATGACCATATAGCCATTTCACCGATATTCTCGGCTACCTTCGACATTGAGGCTGATATCTTTGTTATATTCTTTTCAAACTTGCTGAAATCTACATTATCGATAGATTTCTGCGCACCTTTGGCAGCTGACTCGGCTGCTGCTGACGCCTTGTCAGATGCCTGTTGTGTTGCTTTACTTAATGCAGACTCGATACGGCTCTTGATGCCGGCGAGCTGCTTATCCAAGGTGTCCTTGATGACCAGATCGAGGGATACTGCTCCTGCACTTATCTCAGCCATGCCGTCACCTCCGGGTGTAATTAACTAAACATTTTTGCGAACAGCTTTTCAAACTTCTCGGCTACCTTGCGCTTGTCCGTTTCAGTCCATACCCTGCCCGGCTTATTATTTCGGAACGCAAGCCACTTTCTGCGGATCTCTTTTTCGTGGCTGCCGAACGCCTTGATTTTCTTGCTGTCACGTTCTGATCTGATGCTGACTATGCGTCCAAGCGGCGTTTCTGCCGTAAGTCCTGCGACCAGCTTATACCAATCCGAAAAATGCAGTACCTCCTGCTCCGAAGGCAGGATATGGTACTGCTGCGATATGGATATGGTTATCAGATTCTTGTCAAAATCGAGGTCGTAGTACGCCTCATCAGTTTTCTGTACTGGCGTCCTCTTCTTTCTTATCAGGATCGTAGTCCTGACCTGTCACAGCCGCCAGAACGATTGAGAACAGTTCCTGATATGCTGCCCACGGCATATCCTCGACCATTTTATTGATTTCAGCTGCCTTTTTGCCAAAAGCCAGACTAAAAGCTTCTTTTATCTTCTGATCATCGGTCAGTTCGTCGTTTTGAGATGCCTCAAGTATCTTGCTGACGGTCCTTTTCCTATCATCAACGGGAAATACCTTGTCACCTATCCTGACTTCGGGTGTTCCCACGAGTAATTTCTTGTCCAATGTATAAATTTTTGCCATACTGATTTCCTCCTAAAAGTTATAAAATTCAGGGCAAAGCCTGCATAAGCTCTGCCCTGTTTTGTGTTATTTATTGATATTTGCTGATATTTACGCTGCCGGTGTAAATGTCGGCTTGCCGTTGGACATAAAGTCTGCGGAAAGCGGAGCTACATCTACAGCCTCGCCGCCCTCAAACTCTGTCACATTGACTACGCAAGGCATTACAAGCTTTGCACCGCTGGGGAAGGTCCAGGTAAGTGTTGTGCTGCAGTCTGAACCTGTCTTTGTAGCCAGTGATGCAACGTAGTCGTTACCTGCATCGCCGATATGACGCTTACTGTTAATTGTAACAGTTATAGACTTGCCTGTAACGAGCCTGCTTGTCCAGCCTTCCTCGCTCATAGCGTCCCACTCCTGTACCTTTCCGTCAATAGAAACGGAAAACGAAGTAGCATCGGCAATTGCCTTCTGCTTAGTCTGCTCCGAGCCGTCTCCGCCTTCGATATCTACCGTAAACTGATTTTCCCAAACGGGAAAAACTCCTGTGGTTGTTGACATAATCACTCATTCCTTTCTGTGTAGATAATATCGGTGTCCACGATGTACTCGCAGACACCCTTTTCATCTTTGCCTATCGGCTTGATCATTGTGTTTGCCGTGAATTTGATAATATGGTCGTCCGTCCGCCTGTCACGGTATGCCTCGACGAGCTGTGCGACCTCGAAAGCCTTGCGTTCTGCAATTGTCGGATTCATTCCCCAGCGGATAAGCACACGAAGCTTTGCAGTCTCGTAGCTGCTGCTGCCGCCGATGCACTCTCTGGGCTGAAACTCTGCACGCTGATAGACACCTATCGTCTGCATCAGGCTCTCGTCTATCGTGCCTGCCGTGATCTCTTCAAGCTCAAGGTCTTCGGACAGGATCTCCACGATCTCAAGCAATGTTAAGTAATTCATTTCTGTCCTATCCTCCTTCTGAACGCCTTGGCGAACTCATTGGCAACGAAGTCTTTCTTCTCGCCGCTGATATAAGGTTCAAGCCATTTGGCACCTCTTGTGCCATTTGCACCCTCACTCTGTTTGAAGTTGTACTCGGGGTGATAGTAGAGTCTGCGTGCCTGAATAGCATCAGTTGTAAGAGCAATACAAATCTTTCCGTCTCCAGATAAGTCTACATTATCAAGTTTGACATGAGTTTGATTGTTCTGCATAATGCCGTTATCAAACGGCATCGTCTTGGACTCGACCAGATTACTGTAAGTCACTTCAAGAGCCTCGACAGCTGCTGCCTTTGCAGCCTCTTGTATCTTCCTTATAGCAGCCGGATCCCACTTTACTTCCACTTTCATCAGATCAGCTCCAGTCTTGTGTAGTTCACCGTCCCGTCGGGGTTACGGCACTTCTGACTTGCATAGATGCGTCTGTGGATACCGTGCAGCACATTGACCTCGCCCTCGATAGTATCAACATCGGGTGCGATGTCGCCGTTGAAAAGAGCCGTTGCATTGAGCGTTACAAGCTGCTTTTCCGCTGTCATACGCTGATAAGTCTTTTCTGCGTAGTTGCACTTGCCCTCAAAGATGACCGTCCGCTTGGGCGATCCGTCCTTGTTCAGACCGCCCTCACGGTAAACGGTTATATCTGTGGTGCATACCCTGTCGGGTACAAGCTCGGGATATTTCATCACATCAGCCCCCTGTAACACAGCCCCGTCTGCATAAGCAGAGCGTACACACTGCTTGATGTCGTCACGCCGCCCGATGTCACTATCTTTGACTTGTCAAAGCTCATGCTCACGCCGTTGATAGCGTAAGAGGCAAGCGGACTGTCGAGCAGATCAGAGTTGTCGTAGCAAAAGTCAGCGTGCAGCTGAACCGCTTCCTTGATAAGTCCCTGCTGAAACTCGGTCAGGTTCTCAAAGCCCTTTTTTACGATGCGGTTGAAGGTCAGGCTGTCGATGTCGCGGCAAGCCGCTTTCAGCCTGTCCTCCAGCTCATCAGCAGGTATGTTTCCTTTGTATTCATCAGGTCTTAGGTACATCAGCCTCACGCTCCGGTGAATTCTGTTGTATCTACATCGACATAAATGCTGTCAATCTTGCCGTCCTTTCCGTTAGGGAATGTGAATACATCGGACAGTGCCCTGTTCTGATACAGATAGCCGTCACCCTCGGTATGTCCGCCGGGTGCGAAGTAGTAAATGCTTGCTATCTTCGGCACTACCTTCGTGGTCAGCGGTGAAGCAATGAGCACATTGATCTTTCTGGAACCGAGCGCTGTCTTTTCATAGTAGTTGCCAAGACTCGCCTTCGCAGGAGAAGCAACAGCTGTATAGATGTAAGCACCCTCGCTGCCTGAACGAGTGTAGTAAGTCTTACCCTCTACAACATCGGTGTCCTCAGTCTTGATGTAATCTGCGACCGCAGGCTCGAATCCACCGTCTTCAGGGTCAAAGTTGAAACGGTCATAGAAACGCTCGTCATCAATAACTTCCATAACAGGGACTCCGTCGATGTCGGTCACTCTCGTTTCAAGTCCTGTGCCTGCGCCCTCAGCGATCTGCGTCATCTCGATCTTACGTGTGAAATCAGCAGACTTTTCAAGAAGATCCATAATAGCAGAGGTCACATACATGATAAGCGCACCCTGTGACTTGTATCTTCTCAGCTTACCTGCCGAAAGCATTCCTTTGAGCTTGTCAAAAACATTAGACTTTGTGTAAGAGTTTGCAGCAGTAGCACTGTTGTAGCCCTCAAGAGCCTCTGCCTTTGAAGCAGTCTTTGAGAAGAATAGCGCGTCCTGCTCGGGAGAAGCCTGAGTCTTTTCAAACGTCTCGGAAATGTTCTTTATTGATGCGGTCTGATTTGTCTCATCGACATCAGCCTTGTCAACAAGGAACTGAACATCACGATCGTGTGTTACTGTGAACGGTACATCTGTCTGAACGTACTTGCCCGAGTTCCAGCCTCCATTCCTGCTGTGAGACTTGTAACCCGATGTGCTCATCTGGGTGAAGTGGAAGGTCTTTGCATCAAGCCACCTTACGTTCGTTGTCACGAACGGGCTTGACAGTGTCTCCTGGATCCTGACTTCAAGAAGGTCGTTCTCCCACTTCTGTGCATAGTTGTTTGTGTTTGGCATAAGTTTTCCTCCTTACTTAGTGGTTGAATTTATTCCAACGCTTTTGCGCTGTTGGCTTTGTTGCTGTTACCGTCTGCTGCGGTGCAGGCGCTCCGACTCTGAACCCTGCGGACTTGTTCCCGTCAGCTTTCCACTCGGGGTGCTTTTTGAGAACTGCGGAAAGCTCTGAGCTGATGTCCTCATCATCAAAGTCCCCGTCATTGTTCTTGGAAGCGTTTCTCATCGCGAGATATACCGCATCGTCTATGACATCAGCCTTGAATCCAAGCTTTGCTGCTGTGTTGTGTGCCTTAGCCTCACGCAGCTCCTCTCTGAGCTTGGTAAGCTCGGCAGAATTGTCGGGTGCAGCGTTGCTGTCGCTCTCAGTCTTAGGTTCAGCAGTCTTTGGTTGTGCCTGTGCCTGTGCCTTTTCCCACTTTTTCTGTTCCTTTTTCAGCCTGCGTTCGATAAGCTTATCAAGCTCATCCTGAGTCTTAGGCAGGTCATCGGCAGGCTCAGTCTGTACAGCCTGCGGATCGGTCTGCTCTTGCGTTTCAGCCTGTGCAGGTTCAGTCTGCTGTTCAGTCTGTGTTTCCTGTTCAAGCTGCTTATCATCTTTTGTGTCTTTTGGCATAATATTGACCTCGCTTTCATTTGGGTATAAAAATAACACCTTGCTTTCGCTTGGTGTTTGTGGCAGTATTACTTATTGTTTGTACCGAGGACTTGACGCTCGATCCTGTCCTCGACTCTGCGGTTCATCCACATCAGAGCTTCCTCGATGTGCGTGAGCGCACAGGCATTCTCACGGCAGGAGAACTCGCCGCTCTGGAAGCCTTTGAGTCTGTCACGGACGATCTCCAGCAGGTCTACATCGAGCAGACCGTGGACGCTTGTCGGGTCCTTTCTCGGTCCGTTCTGGAACGCTATGCCGACTGACTCGTCGCCGCAAACGACAACATACTTGTGATTAGCGTTGCCGACACCCGGCTCATCAGCTGCAAAGACCGTGTTGAGCTTTTCACGCTTCTGTACTGTGCTGAGCTTTCTCAGTTCCATTATCCTCACCACCTTTCAAATGGGCATAAGAAAACCGCCTAACATCTGTTAAGCGGTTTAGTCTACAACTACCATAGGGTCTAAATGCACAAGCAAATCACATTCTGCATTCGTGCATTTAAAATAATGGGCTTTATCAGGAGGAGTGCTGACGGGGTCTGGCTTGACTATCCCTATCCTACATTTAGGGCATTTTACTTCTTCACCTGCAATTAAGTGATTTGACATATTATCGTAATCGTAACGGTCTGCCATATCGAGTTCCTCCTTTCTTCCAGTCCTTATCTGCGTAATTATCCTTTGCTAATTTTACTATATATCTTTTTTCAGGAATTGTCAAGTATGTACGATTCTCTTTGTGCATTTTTTCCTTTGCCATACAAACCGCTTCTGCCCATTGGCATCCTGCAATTCCATATTTGTGGTGAGTTATCTCGTGAATAACTGTTTGTGCAGCTACAAGCGGACTTTGAATATTATCAACATATATCTCAATACTATTTCCCCATTGTTGCCCTCTGTTTGAATGCCGTTGCGGTTTGTAAACAAACTTTGGTTGAATTTCAGTATCTTTAATGTACTGTAAAGCCTCTCTACCTACTTCAGACTTGTTCAACTCTTCCTCAACAATTTCAGGTGTTATTGTAGCTGTTGAGGGAATATGGTCAGCATTAAAAGGCTCGAATTGTTTTGCGTAATTAGGTTCAACATGATTGACAGTTTCTCCTTCGTAAGTTTTCTCCCTGCCGCTATCTCTCCGCAGAACCTCTTCACCCTCATCGGCGTTGGTCTTGTCGATGAACTCACGAAGCTGCTTTTGCTTTTCTTTCAGCTGTGCCTTTGCCATTGCGATGTTCTCCGGGTCGGTGAAGCCTTCGACTTTGCGCTTTGCCTTGCGGATAGCTCTTTCAAGCTCCCTCTGCTGCTGTTCCAACTTGTACCGGCGCTCTGTCTCGGAGTTATCAAGCGTTTTGGGCAGCGGATCGCCGTCACGCCAGAGACTTATGCTGTGCCGACAGTTTGGGTGGAATAGTCCGCCTGTGATCGCTGACGAAAGCAGCGGGAACCACTTGCCGCAGTAGTTCGACTTGCCGTATGTAAGACCGTCAGCTCTGACCTGCGTCTCGCCTGCCCAGCTCGTGAACGCATCGTTGATGTACACTCTGCCCTGATACGGCAGGCAGGTCGGCGAGCACATTCCGTAGCTGCTGACCGCAACAGTATCATAGCCAAGAGCCTTGTACTTTTCCGACTTGCCTTGCAGCGCAGCTCTGGTCGATGTCGTCCGCAGTGCCATTCGCACATAGTCTGCAATGTTCACACGCCGCCCGTCCTTATATTCGATGCAATTTATGCCTGCGTTGAGAAAGTCCTCGACAGCTGTGTCGATAGCCTTGTTAAGCGTCATCGAGCCTGTGCTCATAGCGAGCTGCACACGGTTAAGTGTCTGACGGTAAACATCATCAGTCATACGCAGTGCAGCAGTCTCAGCCTGCTTCTCCATCGTGGTCATGTCCTCGACGAGCTTGTTCACCTTGACGGTGTCCACGCCGAAAAACTGCGGTTCGGGCTTGATGACCGCTATCGGTTCATCGGCAGCAGCGGGAGACCCAGTGCTGACTTGCTCTGTCGTCTCGGGTGTCGGCTGCTCGGGCTGTACTGCCTGTTCAGGCTGTTCTGGAAGCTCAGACTTTGTCGGCTGAATGTCCTGCATATAAACGGGCTGCGGCTCGGGAGCTTCCCCTGCTTCATGTGCCGCACCGTTCACTCCCTCACGGAACTGTTCTTCAAGCAGTGCACGAGTGTTGCGGTCGATGGTGTCGGTGTACTTACCGACTATTGCAGCGTTCTCCCTGCGGAACTTGTCCAGATTGCGAAGCTTTTCAGCCTGCCACGCCGACCAGTTGAAGCCGTACTTCTTTTCCTCGGCTTCGTGCCTTGTCAGATTGCGTTTGAGGCTGCCGATAAGCAGCATCTCGATCCATTCAAAGATCTTGGCGATGTCGTCTGCATTAAGCATCAGGCACCACCGCCAACGCTCGGCTCATCAGCCGTCATTATCCCCTTTTCCGCCTTGATCCTTGCGACCTCAGCTGCTTTCCATTCATCGTCCTGTGAACCGCCCCACAGCTCATCTACCTGTGTTTCGGTTGACATTATGCCGTATGTAGCCGCCTTGCCGACGGTCTCTACACGGCTGTCGAAGTCAGGCGCACCGTACTCACCGAATGAAACAGACACTTCACGATCCTGCGGCTCGACCCCACGCATATTGTCGTAGGTTTTCAGCAAGCCCTCAATAACCTTTGGCAATACCTGTTCAAGTACACTTGTAACGATATTACGTGTGTGACCTGTGACATCCTTTTTCTCACGCTGTGCCTCACCAGATGACATCTTGCCGACATCAATTCCCAGCGTAGCAGGCGAGATGATACCTTGCAGACACATCAGCAGAGCGTTCATATAAGACGATGCATATGCATCATAATTGATCTCCGGCTGTACAGTCTCGATTTTTGCTGCAACGCCCTCGACGATCGGTGCAGTAACGGTGATATAGTTGTTGCCAAAGCTGTTCGGAGGAAGCAAGCTTCCGTTTTCCGGATTCCTTGGCACCATACTCTCGGGAAGATACTGCTTGACCCTGCCCTGCCTTACGGCATCCCACCACTGCGAGATCACTTCATCAAGGCTGTCAAAGCAATCAGAACGTCCGCCCGAAAAAATGCTTTTGCCTCTGCCTGCGTATTTTGGAGATGCAAAGAACATCATCGGTACAGCAAGGCTGTAGTCGCCGTCAAAAACGATCACAGGCTGTAGGCCTTCAAGCTCCGGGAGCGTGTCAAGCGATATCTCCTTGTCATTGTCGTCATACAGATGACTTTCCACTCTATTCTCGCTGTATACTTCCCGCAGCAGATAACTCCTGTTGTTATAGCCATATTCAGTGCAGATAATGACCGAATCATCATCATCAAACTCGCACCGCAGACCGTTGATGAATTCAAGCTGTGGATATTCGTTATCGGTGACCTTAATACGAAACGCTCCGTCACCATCGACCAGAGCTGTAATGATAGCCTGACCGACAGTCTCAACAAATCCCTGCTTGCTCACTTCGTCCTTCATATCGTCCCACTCCGGCGGTGCTTTGATGCAATCCATATCAGATTTGACGATGTAGGCGACTGTATCAGCAATAATAGCAGGAAGCCCACTATGTATCTTTCTTACGGAGCCATCAGCAGGGACACTTCCCCAGAAACTGCCCTTGATACCGTCAGCATCAGACGCCTGATGAAAGAACTGAAACAGTTCGTCAGCATCACCGCGATACCACATCTGTGCTTTCATAACCTCTGCTTCTCTGGTTGTACGTTCGATTATATTATAACTCTGACCTGTTGCCGGAGTGATCCTGAGCCAGCTTCGCACCTTGTTTCTCATCCTTTCTCCGATTCTTTCAAATAGATTCATCACTGTTCCTCCTTGGGAGTATCTATATGCCCGATCATCGTCTTGAACGGCAGCCAAGCATACTGACAACTGTTGATGCAGTGGTCGTTGCCGTCCTCCGGTTCGTATTTGTCTTCCTTCCAGCTGTAAACATCAAGCTCGGAAATAAAAATCTTGCAGCGATCGAGCATAAGAAAATCACCGATCGCCATCCAAGAGCTCTGGAGCTGGATACGGTCGATGATCTTTGTCTTTTTGAACGCAGGGATAAAATTATAAATACACCCTGTGTTATTCTTATATTTCTGGCATTCCAGAATAGTCGCCTGATCTGCCGAGTCTATGTAGACATCACGAGCAAATCCCCATTTGCTGCGATTATACTCAAGAAAGTCAACAAAGTCTATCGGAATATCCGACGGAGTCTTTGGCTTTGTGAGCCCCGCATTGTTGTACACCCTTTCGTCAAGCAGCACAAACTTTCTGTCCTGCGTGATACCGCCAAAAGTGAATGCAATAGTATCGGGAGACGTCTGCGAGTATGCAGTATCAAGCCCGGCAGTAAACAGCTTGAACTTGAAGTCTCTCGCCCGCTCTGCTGTGATGACGTGCTCTTTTCTGCGGTCAAACACAAGACCTGTCGCCTTGCCTCGTTTGCCCTCTATCTTATTCTTATAGAGCTTGGTGCCTTTTGGAGCAGCAGCTTTCTTTCGCTCAATGTCCTCGGGTGTCAGACTCAGGTTATCTTTGAATGTAAAGAACCAGTACCGCCAGCCAGGCACTGCTTCTTCAGTCAGCTCATTAAGGATCTCCTGCGGAATATCAGAAACATATTTCTTGAACGGTCTGCTGCGGTTGACAAATTCCTTGTACACCGGCAGTCCCGGATCGTCAGGGTTGAGCGTCGCCATCAGGTAATCGTTACGGGTTGAGATCTCACGGACAAATTCGATATTTGCAGTGTTTATCTCGTCTATGAACACGCAGCCGAACTGAGCGCCAAGAGCCATTTCCCATTTGTCACGATTACCGTAGCCGAGAATGTATATGACCTTACCCTCGAACTTGATGTGCGGCAGTTTGTAGTCCTTGTCACCGTTTCCGCAGTAAACAGCTCCGTGATGAAGATCGAGTATGCCGTTATCCTGCTGGATTATAGTTTCCTCAGCCTTACCCGTTGTCTTGGCAGCTATAACGTGCAGCTTCTTGTCAGACGCTGAGACCATACGCATAAACTTGATGCCTGCTCCGACGGTAGTCTTGCCGCTTGCCGTCGTGCCCTCGAGAAACTCAGCTGTCACACCCTTGGTGGTGTTTATAAAGTCAATGTATTTCTGCGATAAAGGAAAACTACTCTTCAAGCCCCTCACCGCCGATCTGATCCATCACCTCAGCCAGCTTATCGGAAGGCTTTACCTCTGCAATGACGTCCTGCTTGGTAGTGTAGCCATATTTAGACATCCACAGTCCTGCAAGCTGCGAAGGTATCACACCCAGCTCAAACTTTTCACGAGCATCAATCTCGCACTCTTCCCTTATGCGCGTAACGATGTCAAGAAACCTCTCGTCCTCAGTATAAGTATCATAAAACGCCTGCCTTGAAATTCCTAAAAACACACAAAATCCCTCGACGGTGTAAGTCACAGACCGACGAAGTTCTGCCGACACAAACTCACTGTTTTTAGAGCTGAAATCATGTGTCAGTACTACCCTGTTGTTGCACTTGTTTTTGTATTCTTCCCATTTTGTCTCAAGTGCCTTCGGGCTTCTGAATTTTCTCGGTCTCGCCATACCCTCACCGTCCTTTCTTGTTTGTATACGCACAAGAGCCCCGGTGTGAGCGGAGCCCTTGTGCGTTTAAGGGAGATTCGTCAAAATGACAGAAAAAAATGAAGAATGTGGTGCCGACCGCAAGCTCTTGCGCTCACGGTCGGCGTGTTGCTTGTCTCTCCAAGCTGTCACGGAAAGTCATTGAAGATGTATCGGAGTTTCTTCCGTCGATTAGCCCCTATGGGACGCATCCCTCGCCCTGCTTCCTTGATATCCGGCTCTTCGTAAGCAGATGCCTCTCGTCCGGTTGGTACGATGGTATTAACCAAAAGCTCTTGCGCTTGTGGCTAATGTATGCTCGTCTTTCCGAGCCGTCCGCCTTATCGACGTCACGAGCCGTATCAGTTCAACGCCTCACGCCACTGCTCATCACAAAAGGCTATGTGATGTAGTCTCTTACGCTCGACTCTTGCGCCTCCGCCGGCTAAAGTGCACCGCCGGTTTCAGTCTTGGAGAGCAGCACGGGGATCGCACCCGCCCAAGTGCAAGAATTTGCACTCTTGTCTCATAGAACTGCTCATACGGAGCCGTCCAAGCTCCGTCGGGTCTGTCTCTCAGATAGGAGGTCAGTATCCCCTGTGTGCCTTTTCGGCTATTGTAAGTATATCACAAGTCGGTACTGTAATTCACTGTAATCTTTTGAAGTGCCTTACCGTGCAGCTTATAGACATTATCAAGCGAATAGTGCATCTCATCAGCAATTCGTTCCCATTTTTGATACAGCAGATATCGCCGTTCAAGAACTTCTCGCTGATTTGCATTTTTCACGCTGTGAATCGCCCTATCGATCTCTATGTACTTGTCCACATATGCCGCCTGGAGCTGTGCAGCGTGCTGCTCGTACTCCATGATCTTTGAAAGCGTGTCGGGCATCTTATCAGGGTTTCCGCCTCCTCCGCCGCTTTCAAGGGACGGCGAATGATATTCCAGTCCTGCACGCAGCTTTTCGACTTTGCCTTGCAGTATTCTTATGCGCCTGTCCATCTTGTAGACCTGCATCAGATATTCTTTCTTTGTCATCTCACCAATCCCTCTCTATCATTATGACCTTGCGCTCGTGCAGCGGAATGAACTTCGGGCACTCTCTGATCCTGAAGCTGTGCGCTCTACGTTTTTTTGTCAGGTAAACCATAGTTGGCTCTGCGTTCCAGCCTTTGACGGGAACGCCACGCTGCATCCACTTACAGCTTGCCCTGCCTGCACGTTCGCATTTCCAGCACAGCGACAGCTCTGACCCTGCGTTATTCATCTTCACGCCTTCTGCCGTCCTCATAGCCTTTGTCATAGCTTCTGACACTTGCAAGTCCCATAGTCAGCGCACCGACAAGGGCACCGCAGAGGATAAGTATAATGTCTCTCATTTGCTATCACCGTCCTTTAAGTCCATTTTCGCTCCACAGTTAGCACAATAGTTTGCATTATAACCTTCAACGTGACCGCAAGTGTGGCATTGTCTCAAACTTAAAATTTTTAACTTTTCCCAATGGCTATGTTTTACAGGCTCAGCATCTATTGTCGGGGCTTCTTTAATCAATTGTTTTGTTACACGCATTTCTGGAGATGGTAAAGCTATAAGTAGCTCATCTGCATCAATCAGTCTCATCGTCTGCACCTCCAAACAAAGCATTCTCGAGCTGATTAACAAAGTCAGCTATCGCTACCCTGTCGAGCTCATCCTTGACGTTGTCGAATACTTCCTCTGCGGCTTTGCCAAAGCGCTCGCGGTCAACTGTTGCACTCGGCAGCGGATCCGCAGCGATCTCGCCTGTCGCACGCTTAAACGATTCTTCAAGCCGTGAGTTTTCGGCTTCGAGCTGTTCGATATAGTCGAACAACTGTACAAGAGTCATTTTGTTCTTATCGGGCTTTGGTTTTATTATTATCTTCATTATTGACCTCCTCCAATCTTGCGTACACCAGGCTCAGCTGCGTTGCGGTGTCCTGAAGCTCCGCCTGGTAGTAGAATTGATTTGTTTTCTTATCCTTGCGAATAGTGCAGCCTGTCAAGGTGTACTGCGCACCTCTGAACGTGACCTTGCGGTTCAGGCTCTTCTTTACCTCGTCTATTCGCATGGCAGCTCCTCGATCTTCACATAGATGCCCGGTGTGTCTGACCAGAACTTCTCACAGATCTCCGACGCAACAAGCGCATCATCTGTCCAGAAGTATGATTGAGTCATACAATCTTTGAGCAGCTTTTGCAGGTTGTCGGTATCGGGCTTGGTAGTCCGGTACTCGCCGTGCTTGTGACTGCCCTTTGGAAACAGCCACTTGACCGTCAGCCTGACTCCCTGTTTGTACGGGAAGAACGGGTCTGAGTGGTTTGCAAGGTGAGCCATAAGTTTTGCCCGGGCATCTTTGAGTTCGGGCGGCTCATAGAATACAGGTTTGCCGTTTTTGACAGCGACCTGCTTTTCCTGGTGAGTTATCGTCGGCGGTATCATTGGCATAAAAAATTCAGTCATATGTTTCACTCCTCTCGGGTCGGGGTTATTACTGCTAGTAATATTTTTGTCCGCCACCCATTGCGGACAAAATATATATTACGTAGTAATATATGTTTGTCTGTCCCTCGGACAAAAACGGTGTTTTCTCGGTTTTGTCTCTGTAAGGGACAAAAACGGTAATTCTCGGTTTTGTCCTTATTAAAGACAAGGGACAATTATTCGGTTTTGTCCCTGTCCTTTAAGCCCACTTCACTGCCTTCGATCCAGAAACCGCCGTGCTCTTTCAGATGTCTGCGGACAGTTTTTTCGCTCAGTCCGCTGACTTCTGCAATGTCCTGCACGGTCACTCTGCCGTCCAGGTTACACTCGTTGAAGTATTCCTCGATAGCCTCTTTACGGTCTCTTTTATTGTCACTTGTACTCTTTTTCCTGCCAAGATTCTGTCTCGGGTCAAATTCGCCCTCATACTTAGCATCCTTGAGCACCTCGTCTTCATCGGCGCGGTGAATCGGGTAATCGAACCACAGGTTCAGCGGAGGCAGCTTTGGGAACTCTCTGAACGTGCCCTCTATGCGCCACGCTGTGCGTGCTCTGACTGCTGCTTTAGCCTTGTCTATGTCCTGCATCATCAGCATGTATGATGCGCTCTGGAGCTTGTCGTGCGCTATCTGTTGCATGGCTGACAGCGTCACCCTGTCGTCCTGTGAGATCTCCTGCGCGAAGCCGAAACGTGCGAGCCATTCATATATTACGCTGCAAGCTGCCTTATCCTCCTGCTGCTTGCGAAGGCTCTCGGTGATCTCCAGCTCGGTGAGGTCGAGCAGCGCATCGGGATCTCGTGCGAAAACTCCCGAACCTGATGCTCTGTCCATCGACCGCTTGCCGCTCTGACTGCCCTTGCTGTGATGATGACAGTATATCACCGCACAGCCAAGTTCAGTGCAGACCTTGTCGAACTGATTGCAGAAACGAGCCATCTGATCTGCGCTGTTCTCGTCGCCGGTGATGACCTTATAGATCGGGTCGATGATGATAGCGATGTAATTCTTTTTCTGCGCCCTGCGTATGAGCTTTGGTGCGAGCTGATCCATCGGGACGCTGCGTCCTCGCAGGTTCCAGATGTCTATCTTACTGAGGTTGTCGGGCTTGACCTGCATCGTTGTGTACACGTCTTTAAAACGGTGCAGGCAGCTTGCGCGGTCAAGCTCGAGGTTGACATACAGAACCTTGCCTTGTGCGCAGCCGAAGCCGAGCCAGCTGATGCCCTCTGCAAGCGATATGCACAGCTCAATAAGTGCAAAGCTCTTGCCTGCCTTCGACGGTCCTGCAATAAGCATCTTGTGTCCCTGCCGCAGCACTCCGTCTATGAGAGGCGGTGCAAGCTCGGGGAGAGTGTTCCACACGCTTTCAAGGCTTTCCTCGTCGGGCAGATCGTCATTGATGGACTCAATATAGTCCTTCCACTCGACGAAGCTCTCTTTGCCGATATTCTTATCTATGATAAATTGCTTTCTGCCGTTGCGGATAACTCCGGGCATACGGCTCAGGCGTGACGGGTTGCGGTTCTGCTTGTCAATGTCAAGCCCGTTCTCCTTGCAGACTTTGTACAGGTAATCCACACGCTTGCGGTACTCGTCGTAGTTCTGTGCCTCGATCTTAACGATAGCGTGAATGCTCTTTCCGCCGCTGTATACAAGCACCGCCACAGGCAGCTCCAGCTCACGGATCACGGCGTTCTGCTGCTCGAGGGGCATACTGTCTGACTCTACAAGCGCATATCGGTAATCGGTGACATTCTCGTTCTTGACACCCTTGCCGTCGAGAGGGTTGAAACGGATCCACGCACCTGCTTCGGGGTTATAGTCGCCTACGACAGAGCCGATGTCACCGCCGCAGCTGTTAATCAGGGCGATAAGCTCCCCTGCCGTTCTGTCCCATGCCCCCCTTGTGGGCAAATATTTGCGTTTGCCGTTGTCGTCGCTCTCCCACGTTTCTGTCACGTATCCGACATTCTCTCCCGCTTCAAAAAGTGTTTCAAGGTAAGTTATAAGCTGCTCGGCGGGATCCCACACAGCAGGCTCGGGTATGGGTATTCCCTCCCCCGATGTAAGCTGCACGCCCTCACCCTCGTAGTTTATCTCGCTGTCCCAGTCAAGCTCGGTGAACTCCGTTCTTGTCGGTGCCCAGCCTCTGTCCTTTGCCATTTGTACTATCGTACCGGCTGTCACAGGCTCACCGGAGCCTGCGAAGCTGTTCCATTTGCTTTTGCATTCACCGCTGCGATAGCGGCTGTCTGCCCTTGACCAGCTGTCCCAGTCATCAGCGGAATAGCCCTCGTGTTTGAGGGCCATACCGACAGCGACCCATTCGTTGTAATCGCAGCTGGAGGGCGGTATAAATGAAAGTATCTCCAAAAGGTTCAAATCGGTGTTCCTCCTGTCATTTCAGGATTATAGTCCTTTGGCACTACGCCTCTTGGTACGCACCAGTTGTTAGCCGCTATGCGCGATATCATCTTGCTCGCTGCATCAAAGGACCATTCTCCGACGTGCACAAAGCCCTTGCCTTCAAGTAGGCGTATCTGCTTGGGCGTGGTAAGTCCCTCACTGCGTCTTTTTGCAAGCCTGTCAAGGATAAGTGCTGCCTTGCCCGCATTGCCTATCTCGTCGGGGAAGATGCCAGCCTTTTCGAGCTGTGTTTTCTGCTTGTCAGACGGCGGAGCACACTCCCAGCCAAACGCAGGTACATACGAGGACAAGTCCTCTGCCTGTATGCTCATTTCATATTGGAGAGGATCCACAAGCTTGCGCTTGCGTGTGCGCATCTCTTTAAGAGTTTTGGCAAGAGCCTCTTCACGGGCTGCGACTACGTCCTCGCTCGCCTTTTGCTCGGCTTGCTCGATGTCCATTTCACATCCTGCCTGCTCTGCCATATTCTCGGTCATCTTCTTGGCGACCTCTTCATTGTCACATATCAAGTGTGCAGGTCTGCAAAGCTCGTGACGCTCTGTATGCCAGAGGAAATCGAGCAGCAGCAGGTTTTCTTTGCCCTCGCAGAGCCTTGTGCCTCTGCCGACCATCTGACAGTAAAGCGAGCGTACCTTTGTTGGCCGCAGTACTATCACGCAGTCAACTGACGGACAGTCCCAGCCTTCCGTCAAGAGCATAGAATTACAAAGCACGTTGTATTCGCCTTTGTCAAAGTCTGCGAGGATCTGCGCCCTGTCGTCGCTCTCACCGTTGACCTCTGCGGCTTTGAACCCTTTTTCGTTAAGAATGTCTCTGAATTTCTGTGATGTCTTTATCAGCGGCAGGAACACCACAGTCTTGCGGTTTTTGCAGTAGTTCTTCATCTCGTCGGCTATCTGATACAGATACGGGTCAAGCGCTGTGTCTATGTCTGATGCCTTGAAGTCGCCCGACTGCATAGCAACTCCCGAAAGGTCGAGCTTCAAGGGTATCGTTACCGCCTTTATAGGTGACAGATAGCCTTCTTTAATAGCCTTTGGGAGCGTGTACTCGTATGCAAGGCTGTCGAAAACCTGCCCGAGATTTTTCATATCTCCCCTGTCGGGTGTGGCTGTTACACCCAGCACCTTTGCCGACGGAAAATGCTCCAGAACTCTTGTGTAGCTGTCCGAAATAGCGTGGTGCGCCTCGTCGATGATGATGTCGTCAAAATAATCCTCCGAGAAACCTGCAAGGCGTTTTTCACGCATCAGCGTCTGGACGCTGCCGACTACTACACGGTACCAGCTGCCGATGCAGCTTTGTTCCGCCTTTTCCACCGCTGATATTAGCCCTGTGGTCTTTCTGAGCTTGTCCGCTGCCTGGTCGAGAAGCTCGCCCCTGTGTGCGAGTATCAGCACCCTCTCTCCCCTGCGGACACAATCCTCTACCACTCCCGAGAAAACTATGGTCTTCCCCGTGCCTGTGGGAAGGACTATCAGCGTTTTGCGATTGCCCTTTTTATCCCACTCCACGAAGATAGCGTCCTTAGCTTCCTGCTGGTAAGGCCGCAGCTGCATCAGAAGCTGCCCGGCTTCCAGCCACCTGCGGCAGGCTGCTGATATGTCTGCTGAGGCTGATATGCTGTCTGAATCTTAGGACTGAGTGTCTGTACCTGCTCGTCGTAAGCATAGTATTTTTTGATCTTGTTAGACTGCCTGTCCTCGCCGTTCTTGTTTTTGTAGTTATCTATGTAGACATGGCACTTGCCCGTCTTGCCCTGGGCTGCTGTCCAATTCATTTTCAGCGGCTCTCCGTGCTTTTTCAGACCGATCGCAAGGAAGAACTGTGACAGCTTCCACTCGGTTTTGTTACACAAAAACAGATTCTCGATGATCTCTGTCTTGTCGTTAGGTCCCCATACAGTGACTGTCACTTTTGCGACATTGCAAGGCGGCATCTTCTCAGAGCCATTGTGTCTCGTCCTCTCTATCTTCGTGACCGTGAAATCGTAGTCACCTTCGGGGAGCAGCACGAACTCACTGCCCTCGTTCACTATCTCGTCTTCCCAGCCATATTCTTTGAATTCATCCATTTGTTCATATCCTCCTTAAAACGGTTCTTTCTGATTTTCCTTGATAAGCGGAAGCATCTGCGACCACGCACCTATCAGCACGCCCTCGATAAAATCGGGCGGATAGTTAGTTATCGGGGTGTCCTGCGGAAAATATCCACGCTGTGACACCACAAGCCTGATGTCCGATTCGTCTACCTTTTCAGACTTCATAAGGTCTTTGAGAGCCTGCGGCAGAGCATCGGGTATGTTCAGCGGCTTTTCTACGACCGTTTCAAACTCTTCGGGCTTTATTTCCGAGACACTTTCGGGCATCTTCAGCGGTTCTGCGGAAGATGTGGTCGGCGCAGGCTGCTGCACAGGTTCGGGTTTGGTCTGCTGTACAGACACAGCAGGCTGTGCTGTCTGTGCGCTGAAAAGATGTGCTATCTGCGAGTAGTCAAACGGCAGCTCGGGTGCAAGTCCCTCTCTGTTCTTCGCGTCCCAGCAGCTGTGATGCGATGTATACATCACTCTCTCACCGCCCTGACCCTTGAACTTCTTGCCGTCCTTATCGACTGCTACTGCGAACGTCTTGTAGTTGGCGAACAGCACCATATCTGCCCACTCCTTTACAAGCGGTGCTGTCTGCGAGCCTGTTTTCTTGCCGAGCTTCAGCTCCCAGCGGTCGTACGCACCCAGCTCGTCAGGCTGCTCGAATTTACGCATCTGTGCGTGAGCAGTGAGCACAACATTTATCCCCGCATTGACGACCTCTTCAAGCAGGTTGAGAAATCTGCCGAACTCCTCTTTTTCGTAGACATAGCCATTACCGTAGCCGAAATCCTCGATACCTTTTTTCTTATGTATCGCACAGATACTTGCTATGCACAGCTGCTCTGCCCAGTCGATAGTATCTATGACAAGCGTCTTGCACAGGTTTGCGGTCATTGCTTCACGCACCTCATTGAGCAGCATCTCCCAGCTCGTAGGCTTAGGGAATCGGCTGACGTTCATAGCCTTCGTGCTGCCCTCGGTGTCGATGAACAGCGGTTCGGGAAATTGTGCAGCAAAGGTCGATTTGCCGATACCCTCCGGACCGTAGACCACGACCTTGCGTGCGCCTTGTATCTTTCCTGTTGTTATCTCAAACATCAAAATGCACCTGCTTTCTTCCATATTGATACCCTGCGATTGCTTGCTTGAATAGAGCTATCGACCCAACGACAATTTGCAGGGGTATAATTGCCGTTATTATCGATTCTGTCAATAGTACATTCTCCTCGTGGAGCATAAGGATTGTATCCCGCTTCCATTGCCCAATTATAAAAGCTTTGAAAGCTGTTTCGCCATTCATCACACACTTTTATACCTCGTCCACCATATAAATTGTAATGTGTATTATTTGGATCATAACAGCGACCTTTCATTCCACACCATACGTAATACAATCGTGTATGACTTTTTCCGTGAGTTTTTCTTGGAGGTTTATTCTTTAAAAAATCATAGCGAGTACAATCGCAGTGTGTTGATACACCACCTCTTAATGATCTTCCGTCAATGGCTCTTTGAGCTCCGCACCTGACACATATACAATTCCAGTACACACGTGGTTTTGAACCATTGCCTGTTGTTGTAGATTTATTAACAACACGCCAGTCTCCGTAGATTTTTCCTGTTAAGTCAATGAACTGTCCCATATCAGAATTCACCCGGCTTCCAGTTCTTCTCTTGTTCTTGACTGTGCGATTTAACAGAAACCGAACAACCATCTTCAATCAGGATACAGCACTCATCTCCCGATGAGACCCGTGTAGCTATTGCCTGCAAGCCCTCTTTTTCGAGCCAGTTTCCAAAGGCATCAAGAGTCTTGCTGTCAAGCTGCTCGAGCTTGTCCAGCAGCACAAAACCGCAATCGGGATTGAGCTTGCGGACAATAGAGGTCGCCACGATAAGCTGTTCAGCGCCGCTCATGCAGTCCCATTTCTGCCCGTTATAGATAAGCTCTCCGCCCTCGACGGTCAGACCTTCAAGCGGCAGATCTGCACCCTTGAGCAAGTCCCTTTTCTGCTGCCTGATAGCTTCGACCTGCTCTGTCAGCTCGTCGTACTGGCTGCGGAAGTCCTCCGCCTCGATCTCTGCTTTCTGGCGGTCAAGATTTGCCCTGACCTTCTTGTTAATGTCCTCGATGTGCTGTATGCTTGCTTCAAGCTCCGCCGTAGACTTATCTTCAAGGTCTTTGGCATCAATCTTCGCGAGCTTCAGATTGTTCTCTGCTGCATCAAGTACCGACTTAGCGTGGTCAAAAGCCTGCTTTGCAAGCTCGTACTCTTTTTCGTAGTGAGAGAGTTGGTCACGCTTCATTTTATTAGTACCGTTGTGTGCAAGTATCTCCTGTTGCTGCTGGATAAGCTCCGACACCGACAGCGGCTCTGCGGGAACGTCTGTGTACACAGGCATCTCCTTTGCGAACTTGGCTTTCTGGTCGGCTATCCTGCCTATCTCGGTGCGGCGATTATATTGCAGCTGCTCTTGCTGCTCAAGCTTATACAGCTGCTCTCCCACGCCGATTATTTTCAGCAGAGTGTCTGCCTTTTCCTTGCTTGACTGATTCAGAAACTTTGGCAAGTCAAGTGCGAGCTGCTCGACAAAGCTGTTCAGCAGCTGTTGTCCGCCCTTATTTCCGCTCGGGTCGATGACCTTCAGCGAGCTGTTCTTTCCGCTGCGCTCGACCACTATGCCGTTATCGAGCGTGACTTTAAGGTGCGGCTCAATGACCGAGCCTTCGCGCTGCGGGTTCGACGGCTTGAAGCGGTCGCCGCCCAGAGCCCACGCTATTGCATCAAGTACAGAGGTCTTGCCCTGCCTGTTGTCCCCGCCGATGACGGTCAGGCCATTCTTTGCAGGTGTGAGCTGCACTGCCTTGATGCGTTTTACGTTTTCAAATTCCAGACTGTTGATTTTTACTGACATTAGTAATCCTCCTGTTTCATTTCTTTCAAAAGTTCACATTCATGTGGATTGGTTTCGTTGTATTCGTTAGCAATCTTATATTTAGACCAAAAACGAGGACATTCTTTCGTATCATCTGCACAAGAACAAAACTTGTCGAACACGCAAATGTCGCCATAGTACGGAAGTTCATCTACAATGATCTTCATACCGTCAGTCCCCTTTCACATATCCGTAAGACCGCAGTATCTTCGCTGCTGTCTCGTAATCCTCATCGGTAAGGCTGACGAGGTTTTCCTTGCCGTCAAAACTGCACAGAAATGCAGGACCGACAATATAAGGTGCAGTCTCGCCGTAAAAATGCCTGAACAGCACGGTTGCAGGACCGTTGTTGAAAAAGTTCATATTTCTGCCTTCTTCGTTCACGACTATTCGCAGTGTAATGCCCAGCGGAGCTGGAACTATCTCGATATATCCCTGAACCTCTGCCTGCAAGTCTTCAAGTTCATCACCTATCTCCGCCAGCTCGCAGATGTTATTATTCAGTCGCAGTATTTTCATCTTCTGCCTCCTCATTAAAGCACTCGTGCGTACCATCAAGCAGCTGCTGTTCGTCGGTGCTCATACTGTAGCCGAGCTTTGTGAGTGTGTCATACCAGCATTCAAGGCTCTCGTTCCTTTGGTAATGTCCATCCCAGCTGTGAACAGAAAGGTGCCAATCCTCGAAATAGTCGGACAAAATTGCAAGAAGCAGTCTATCGGGTGAGAATGCCGCCATGCTTTCAAAACTAAGCTGCTGCTGTATGCTTTCAGCATCATAGCCATCCTCTTTATCCTCGCTTTCGGGCAGGTCAAGGATTTCTGCGACTCTGTCCCAGCTCGTATCCATAAGGTCTATTTCTGATTTAAGAAAAGCGAGCAGAGCGAACTTATGACAGGTGGTTTTGCTCTTATAATCCTTTACAAACTGTTGCCTTAGTTTTTTTGCCTGTTCCTCAATAACTTTGATACACTCGATCCGCTCATTCCGTTTCTGTCGTTCCTCTTCATAGGTAGGCTTTGGCTTGTCAAGTATAGCACCGAGTATGTACAGATATGTATTTCCTTCAGTGTAGCAGTAGTCAAGGTCAATATCCTCCGACAGTTCTTTCAGTTCCTTCTTGTCATCGTCATTCATCTTCTTGGTCATATACACCGTTTTAACGATTTTTCGATTTTTATCGTAATCATCTTGCATAAACAGGTCGTCAATAAAACTGAGCCATTCGTTTCTGATTTCCAATTCGCGCTGATGTCGCTTGCAGCTCTCAATCGTCCATTTATAATTTGCTGTGCCAATAGCGGCAAGCGCCTTACTTTTCAGCTTCGGATCGCTTATCTTCTCCAGCTCGATATAGTCCGCCATAGTCGGCTGTCTTTCCTGCGACTTGCGGAATTCTTCGGGGTCGAGCTCGAGCAACTTGAGGCGGTGTCTTACCGTCGTCTTACTGAAGCCTGTCTTTTCGGCGATATCACTTTCTGTCTCGCCCAGGTCGAGCATCATCTGAAAACCCTGTGCCTGTTCCCATATTGTCAAGTCATTCCGCTGCATATTCTCCAGCAGCATCGTGGAGATCTGCTCTTTTGCGTCCATCTCTACGACCATGCACGGCAGTTCTGTCAAGCCTGCTGCTTTGGCTGCGGCAAGTCTGCGGTGTCCGATGACTACCATATAGGTATCGTCGTCAGGAATGACGGTAAGGTTCTGGAAGATGCCGTTTGCTTTGATGCTCTCGGCAAGCTCGGCCACGTCACCAACGTCCTTGCGCGGATTATCGGGGTGAGGCTTGAGCTGTTCGATCGGTATCATTATGCTTCTGTGTATAACATTCATTCTACCTCGATACCTCCCTCTTTCATTCTCTGCTCTATCTCGGCGAAGAGCTGTCCGAGGTCGAAAGCCAGCTGGCATTCGTGTGACATCTCTTCATACTGGGCAAGTATGCCCTTGTGTGCAAGCTTTAAAGCTTTTGTAAGTACTTGACATTTTGCTTCGATTGTGGTATCTTTGGATATAGAAACAGTGCTATTATCAGTAACAACATCTGTTTTCTGTGAGTCTGTGACGGTGGCAGCCGTTGCAGGCTCTTTTTCTTTGCTTCTTCTGTGCTTGTAATTGTTAACAGTCTTGACGTTGATGCCCGTAAGCTGAGCGATCTCCGTAGTGCCTTTGCCCTGCGCAAGCAGCTCAAAGATCTCCTTTTTCTGCTCGTCAGTTACCCTGTTGTATTTTTTCTCTGTTTCGTCTTTCTTTGTCTTTGAATACCTGCGGTACAGCGGTCTCTTGCCGATAGACTGCAGGAACACGTCGACCTGTCCCTCTGTCAGCTTCGCGGTCTTGGCAATCTCTTTGACCGTCATTCCCTTGCCGTGGCACGCAGCTATCTGTGTTTTCTTTTCCTGTGACAATTCCATGGTCACTACCTCCTGTTTTCGATTGTGAATTCGCTCTCGCCGCCGCAGATGACCTTGATCTGCGTGCGCGACCGCAGAGCCTTGTCTTGCCAGTACCGCACCTGTTTGCAGTACTTTATTCGCGCCTTGCGCTCCTCTTCCTCTTGAGTGATCTCTCTGTCCGTCTGCACGAACTGTATCGCCAGCGGTATTATGATCGCCGCGCAGCATAGTGCAAAGACGAGTGCTTCGGGTATGGTCATGCTTTTTCCTCCTCTGCTCCGAGTATAAAACGCAGAAAAGCTCTGCGTGGTATCCGAACCCTGCACCCGATCTTAGATATCGGGAAGCCGAAGCTGTTAACGCCGTCGGCTATGTCCTGTTTTACCTGCACGTTGATGTTGTACGGTGCACAGCCCAGCACCTCAGCTATGTCGCTGGGCGTAAGCATTTCCTTTGTGCTGCTCTTGATCTCTTCAATAGTCATAATTCAGACCTCCCTTTCGTCAATTATCTCTGCGTTCTCGGCTGCGTATGCTATCAGCTGATGTATCAGCTTGACCTTTGTGATACCCGTTTCGGCAGCCAGATCGTTAATGATCTTGGCGGTCTCGGGGTAAATGCGCATCGTCTCGAACGCAATAGGCTTTCTGCTTTCTGAACGAAGTTTCAATTTTTCAGGCATATAATCACTCCCTTTTGTTAAAAATAGACAAATTGCGACTTTATAAAACGTAGGATTAGACGTTGCCATAATCGTTAATTTTGTGGTATGATTAGAACATACAAGAACTATCTTTTAAATAGCTCCTCAATCGGAATTTGCGAAAAAAACCTTGTTTTGATTTTTATTGCCTGCTCAAGCGTAAACGAGCAGTTGCGTTTGCCATAGATCTTCTTGTTAAGCGTGTCCCTTGATATACCAAGTTCACGCTGGACGCTCGCATGACTTATCCCCGATGCTTTCAGCTCGGCTATAAGCCGATTGTACTCTTTGTTGATTACTATCACCCCTTATTACCTCACAGGAAGGAGGTGTTTAAAATGTTTATACCTGAAGTTAAGGCTTTAGAGATCACTACTCAGATCGTTGAAGCTAAGATTTCAAATTCTTCTCTTTCTATCAACAAAGCTAACGGCACGGCTGTCGCAGAGTTCTTTGAAGAGATTTACAGAGGAGTTTTGAAAATTACAACGGAAATTGAATCTAATGATGATTAAAGCTTAACAGCAGCTTGGCGATCTCCGGCAGAACTTGCACTTCTGTTTCAGAGGTCGCTTTGCCGTTGGCAACTTTTTCAACAAAAACTACGAGTGCATCAATTGTCCGCTTTTCCTGTTCAGTATTCATTCTTCTCCCTCCTTTCTTGCTTTTCGGGATTATGTTTATTTAAGACCAAGCAGTTCGTCGGTAGTAATGCCGAACAGACTTGCCATCTTCTTGAGCATCGAAACAGGAAAATCTTTTCGGTTCTCCCAGTTGTAAAATGTCTTTCTTTCGATGCCGAGTTTGTCTGCGAGTTCATCGATAGTTATATGCCTTCTCGCACACTCTGCTCTGATGTTGTCAAAAACTGTGTCCATTTTTATCACCTCTTGATTTTCTTCGTTGGTATCATGAGAACCTTCACGAAGAGCAGAACTAAAAGTATTTTCAAGTGTGATCAAGGGTGAACATATTTCAGGTTGCCGATTTCTTACTGCGAATAAGAGGTCGGCAATTTCTTGTGGTGTACCGTCTACGGTCACGAACATCTTTTCTCCCTCCTTTCGTTAGTGGTGGTTAGTAGATTTGTAGGCGTTTTCGCCTACGTCATCGGCAAAAAAAATAGCGTTTCTCTCCTGTTCACTCAATCCGAGCAGCTTACTCAGATTTTTTAACTCCGAACCTGTAAACTCGTTATCACCTGACAATTTGTTATATAAGCCCTGTCTTGTCAGCCCTAATCCCTCTGCCAATGCACTCTTAGTCAAGCCACAGTGTTCTATTTTTTCTGCCAGCAACGTAAAATTCATTTATGCATCACCTCCAGATTGATTGCTTGTAGACCTCTGTGTCTACACTCACAGTATACACTATGTAGTCGATAATGTCAACAACTTTTGACATAGAAAAATGCACGAATATTTGTAGTCTCATTTGTCTACATTGACAAATTTATTTTACACAGTGTCAATTATTGTTGACACACACGCCGACAGATGCTATATTATAGTTGAGGTGATATATATGATAGATTTAGATATAGCTATCTCTGCTTCTCCTGTATATGAGCAGTTTTATTTGATACCTAAATCTGAACAGCCCAAATTGGACAAAGACATCTGTTTTGTAAATCAGATCCTTGAGAATGAACGAATTGGAATAGATAGACCCTTTATTCCTGAATTGAATTATGATGTTGATCCATGTTTCAAAGGACCATGTAATTACTCGAAATTGAAGGTGTTGCCCTTAACTCCAACAGGGAAAAGTCCTAAATATAAGTATTGTGTGAGATTTGCAACCTTTAAAGGAGACTATTTAAAAGATTGGGGAAACGACACATTTGGTGATTTATATTATTTACCCGACGGCTCTATTGGTAAAGCAAGGATTATAATGTGGCGAGATAAAATGCTTACTGTTGTTCACATGAAACTCGTTGACAACCAGTTGAGTATTTCTAAAATAGAACGAAAATAGTTATAATAATATCAACATGAACTCAATTACTATATTAGGGGTGGTATGTATGAAAACAATAGGAGAGAAAATCAAAGAAGCTCGCATTAAAAAAGGACTTTCCCAAACTGAGCTTGCTGAACAGCTTGGATATAAGTCCCGTTCATCTATAAATAAAATCGAGGTTGGCGGCAGGGATATTCCCCGCAGTCAAATTGTTAAAATTGCTCAAATTCTTGATGTTACGCCTGCTTTTCTTATGGGCTGGGAAGATGAACCAACAAACCTGAACTTCAATACAACTCCCACAGAAGATATAAAAGATATGACACCCGAACAGATAAAAAAAGCTTTGGAGGATCTCAAAGATCTCGCTGAAAAGAATTATCCGGAACTTGCAGAATCCTTTATGAAAAACACCACCCCCAACGCCGAGATACTTTCCGCAGGCGAGAACATCTACAAGATACCTGTTTTCAGCTCTGTATCGGCAGGCTTCGGTGCTTACGCCTGCTCTGATGTGATAGACTATATGCACCTGTACATCGCTAACCCTGCCGATGTCCCCGAAATGCTCTGCATCAAGGTCACGGGTGATTCTATGTACCCAAAGATAGAGGACGGCGACATAATCGTTGTTCGCAAGCAGGACAGCGTCGACAGCGGCAGCATAGCCGTGGTCCTGGTTGACGGCGAGGAAGGGTTTGTCAAGAAAGTGATCTACGACAACGAGACTATCGAGCTTGTCAGCATCAACCCCGAGTATGCACCAAAAATATTCAAGGGCGCAGAGATTCTGCGTGTCCGTGTTGTCGGTATCGTCAAGCAGGTCATTAAAACGCTGTAAGGAGACTGATGATATGAAAAACTGTTTATTATGCAGAAAGGCTCTTGCTCCATCTGAATTCTATGTTTGCCAAGAGTGCAGAGAAAAATATGCACTAATGGATCATGAAAGCGAGTTTTTAAATAAGTTTCTCGATATTTCATTCAACGAATATACTGATGAGGCTCGCTCAATCTGTATGAGCAGCTCCACTGAAGCAATCGTACGAAACTGCCGCAAGATTCTGAACGATATTATTATTGAAATGTATTCAGAGTCGGTTAAACCTTTGGATTTACTTGCTGTTGCTTTGACTTACGCAAGAAAATATTCAGCTGATAGACCGTTGGCAATACGATATTTTGAAGAATACTTGCAAAATCCTGTTTCCATTCCCGCCAATCCTCATTTTGCGTGGCTCGACGGTTCAACTAATAGTAAACGACCTGCATACTCATTGTGGTCGATATACTCAACTTTTGCCAAAATATACAAAGCTGAAAAAGAGTATGATAAGTCGATAAAATGTTTGGAAGAGTGTATCAGGCATGATAATGGGACAAATCCAGCAGACTTCACAAGGATAGAGGAAATCAAAAGATTGAGGAGGACTTAATATGCCAACCGACAAAGGTATATTGTTATTTCACGACCGGAGCGACGAAATTCATCGTGCAGCTTTGCTCGTGGACGTGAAATTTTACCCTATAAAGATAAACCGCCCTCACAGAACATTCTCGTGCAAATGAGAGCACAAATAACAAACAGGAGATAAAAATGTTTTTCAAACGAAAAAAGCCCGCTGAAGATGCTTTGAAAACACAAAGAATCGAACAGCCAGTACAATTGGAACCCAAAAGCATATTCTCGAAAGCGATCTGTATCATCGTTCAGTCAGGACAGGCATCGACCTCGTTCTTGCAAAGAAAGCTGAAAATTGGCTTTTCCCACGCAACTGCAATTATAGATATGTTTGAAAATCTCAATTATATCGGACCACTTCAGGACGGCAAAAGAGATATATACATTACTGCGAACGAACTGCCTAAAGCAGTAAAAGCTCTGGACGATGCAGTTGCAAACTCTGAAAGAGAAAGGGCGCAAGCCGCCTCTGAGATGATTGCAAGCGAGAGCATTACTGATATGCTTAACAAGATAGATGCTATGTCTGAACATGGTATTGAGTTCGAGAAGCTTACCGTTAAGCTCCTTCTTGCCAATGGTTTTAACAAGGCAAGAACTACACAAGGTTCCGGCGACTATGGTATTGATGTTATTGCTGAAAAAGACGGTGTTACATATGCGATACAGTGCAAATGCTACTCCGGTTCTGTAGGTAACAAGGCTGTACAGGAAGCGTTCTCGGGCAAAGCGTACTATAACTGTATGGTCGCTGTAGTTTTCACTAATAATCACTATACAGCTGCGGCAATTGAAACTGCAAGAGTTACAAATGTTATGCTATGGGACAGGGAAAAGCTGATAGAATTCTTGAAAAACTATAAAAAACAGCCGCCCCGAGCATAAAACCGGGACGGCAGAGGTGAGGATTTTTATATTAACGAAAGGAGCTGATACTATGACGTGCATATCTTGCAAGCGAGAGCTGCCTGATGATGCTGTGTTCTGCCTGTACTGCGGCAAGAAACAGCGCTCCGAAGAGAAAAAGCATATCAGGCATCGTGGAAACGGACAAGGCAGCGTCTACAAAGACTCCAAAGGTCATTACACCGCTGAAAAGACTTTCGGCTACTATATGGAAAGCGGCAAACGAAAACGCATCTTCAAGCGCAAAAAAGGCTTTACCACAAAAAAAGCTGCGCTTGAGTATCTTGCAACTCTCACGCAGAAGACCAAGGACAGAAAAGCTCCTACCCTCTCGGAGCTCTGGGCGACCTTTGAGCAGTACGTCAGCTGCGATTTGTCAAAATCAAAGCAGACTGCGTACAGAATAGCCTGGAAGAACATCAAGAGTTCCGTCGGATACAGAAGCATCGACGATTTTACAGTCTCCGAGCTGCAGGACGTGACCGACAGAGCAGCTAAGTCATACTACACCAGGCGTGATGTTAAGACCCTCTTCTCACATTTCTACAAACTTGCGATACGGGACGACTATGTTACTGATAACAAGGCACAGTACATCAAGCTTCCGAAGCTCATTGAGAAAGAAAAAGAGATATTTACCAAAGACGAGATACAGACACTTTGGATCGACTATAACGCTCACAAGTGCAAAGTCACAGCTGCTATACTGATAATGATATATACAGGTATGCGACCGGGAGAACTCTTGCAGATCAAGACCGAGAACGTTAATTTAATCGAGCAGTATCTTACCGGAGGCATTAAGACCGAAAAGGGAAAACGTCGAAAAATAATCATCCCCGACCGCATCGTTTCTCTGATCCAGTACCTTGAAAGAGCCTCAAAGGACGGGCTGTTGTGCTGGTACAAAAACAAAAACGATTTTTACGATGAATGGCAGGAGAAGCGAGACGAACTGGAAATAAGGGAATGCATGACACCGTATTGCTGCCGTCATACATACATCACGCAACTGACTGCGTTGGGCGTGTCCCCTGCTATGCTCCAAGAGTTGGCAGGACATGAAGATTACGAAACAACACTTAATTATACACATCTGTCTGTTAAGGACAGACTCCAAGAGGTAAACAGACTATGACCTGTTTCGCCTGCGTTTCACCTTATTTACTGTTTTCAGCGTAAATACGTTGAAAAACCAATCTCTGCTAAGGGAGTAGGTCTGGAAACGGGCGCGAGAGTTCAAATCTCTCAATCCGCGTGCATATCCTCGTAGATTCAACGTCTGCGAGGATTTTTTATGGTTGCTTTTTATTCTCTCATGTTACAAATGTTTTTATGCTGTTTCACCCGCTATTTCACCCCGCAAAGTACAAAAACAGAGGACCTTAACGGTCCTCTGTTTCTTCAATTATATTATTAGGTGTCCAAAGTGGCGGCAGCATTGAATTTGATTGTGTCATCTGAGCAATAAGCATAGCTGCTTCCGCTTGTGCAGAATAACACATAAAATTCCTTTCTCCCAAATCCAAGTTTTTAATTTTTTCTTCCACATCCTTTAATCTGCCATCAACAATTTCCCAATCAATTTGAAAACAAATTTCAATATTAAAAAGCTGCGATGGGTTAAAAAAGGCAGCTCGTTGGAATTTAACAGCTAAATGATTTACCTCAGATATAGTTTTACATTCAAACTCATCTCTAATCTCAATTGAAAAATCAGAATCACCATCAAACACGCCGGTTGGGCAAGGAACAGCCTTATAATCCAATTTTAGAAGAGTAATTACAGGGTTTTCAATCAACTCGTTAATGAACATATCCCATCATATCCTTTCTGTACAACGCTTTGTAAGCCTGATTATCATAGCTTGACACTCTTTTGTTGAGCGTTCTTTCTAATACATTGAAGGTTTTCCGATAAAGCTCAACAAATCGATTTTCTTGAATTCTCATTGCATCTTTCTGTCCTCTTGCATAGCCTACATATGAGCTTAATGCAGTCACAGCCAACTGATTAATACTTACCCCTTCGCTATCTGCAAGTTCAGCAAAATCTCTGTGGAGTGTTTTAGGCATTCTTAACAATATCTTACCGCTATACTCATTTAATTCCTTTGCAGTTTCTTCTTCGATTGGGATATTGTATTCATGCGCAGTTTCAATACATTCGGCTTCAAGCTCATCAAATAAATTGAGTGCTTCTTCGAGCGTATCTCCTTGAGCTACACATCCTTTTACACATTTACTTTTAACATAGTAAAACTCATGATCCTCAACCTTAACTCTATCGACTGTAAAACCATATTTCATTTGCGCACCTCCTCAATAGCATCAAACAGTTCTTTCAACTCTTTAACATAAACCTCTCCAATTGTTTTTCCGTGTTTTGGAACAGGAATAACTCTATACAAGCCAAGTTCCTTATTATCATATACAACTTTAGTATGATTACCTCCGCTTTTTATTATACAACCATATGACTCAGCCAAAGTAACGACATCATCAAAGGTAATATCATTAGGGATAGGCTTCTTATAAAACTTATCTCGTAATTTTTCAATCTTTGACAATCAAAGAAAACCTCCCTTTCATCGTGATACTATATATAATATCATATCATTTTATGAATGTCAATGGTTTTTTTGTTACAAAAAACCACCCTCCCGGACTGCTGCCCGGGAGGGTGAAAACATTAAGAGCCTTGACTATGGCTTTAAGACTATTGGTTAAAAGATTGGCTAATGATTGGCTAAACTGCGATTGGCTAAACCTGCTTTGCGTCTTTCAGGCTTATCCAGCCGTCCTTTGTGACGCGCCCGTACTGTACGCCGCAGATGGTTTTCCTGCCAAGCACTTGCACGGTCTTACCCGCTGGCTCTGTGCCCTCGAACTGCACTATCGGCGTATCCTTTGTGACCTTGTACATCAGCTTGGGTGCGGGCTTGGGATAGCCGTTCTTTCCGCGCTCTTTTATCAGCTTTGGATAGTCTACATAGCACCAGTCGTGGTCAACGTTTCCGCTGATGCCGTCAACGCGCCAGGTCGATGAGTTCTGCCAGATGCCGTAAGGTCCGCTGTAATTGAGTTTGGGACCGTACTCGGCGATGGCCATAGCGTATCTCGTGCGCGTGTACTCGGTGAGGTAGGTCTGTGCGGCGGAGCGGTAGATATAGATACCCACCCAGTAACCTGCCTTTTCCATTTCATCAAGAAATGCAACGATTACTTCGTTGCATTTGCCCGATTTAAACAGCGTTAGTTCTTCGGCATCACAGTACACAGGCATCTCGAACTGTTTGTTTTTCATCGCCTTTAGAAACGCCTGAGCCTCGCGTCTTGCGCCCTCGGGAGTAGTTGCATACAGGTACCAGTACGCGCCGACAGGAATACCGAGTCGTTTACATTCTTTATAGTTGCGCTCAAACTGCACATCAAACTGTGCAGGATAGTTCAGCGCATCGCCATAGCCTGCCCTCAAGAGTGCAAAGTCAATGTGAGGCGCTGCCAAGTTCCAGTTGATATTCCCCTGCCACTGCGATACATCTATTCCACTTGTCATCACATCGCCCCCATTTCTGCAAGAAACTGCTTGTACTCGGCGATTTTCTCTGGGTTATCCGCCCATATCGCCTTAACCTCCTCAGTGGTACAGCCGTGCATTTCTGCGGTCTTTTCTGCTGTCTCGCCGTAGGCCTTTGACTTGCATATGCTCTTTATCATCTGTTCACTCATCGCTATACCTCCTTTATCTTTCCTTTAATTGTGACCTGTCCAAGTGCTTCCGCGCTGTCAAGGGTGTTTGTGCCTTTGAAGGTTTCGATTGCGGGGAGTGGTAGTGGTGGGTCTTGCGGTGTGCCATTCCGAACGATTTTTCCGCTCTCGTAGTCAACATAGTCACCGCTTAACAACTTGCTATCCCCGATGTAAATATCAGTAGTCTTGGTCTCTGTACCACTTGTGATTGTGAGGGGGATTTTATATCCATAGGGTTCGTAGGTTTCGGGTGGGGTGGAGCCTTTGACAAGCATAGGTTGAGACACCTTTGATGGTGTGATTTGAGCATCATCATTCGTTGAGAATACAAATTTTACTTTGCGTTCCCCCGACAGCGTAAAAGTGTGTGGCAGTGTTTCCCAATAATACTCACTTTCGCTTGCAATGTAGTTTCCGCTTGTATCGTACACATAAACACCGCATCTATCAACACCTGTAAGTGCTACGGTCCAGCTATTCGCAGATAATAGTATACTTTCTGCTGTGCGCACACGTCTCGTACCCCCAGCCGTTGCACCCGTTTCTGCGTTAAAAGAACCTTGTTCAATTGTTAAATCCCACAAGTTCTCCGTCTGCACCCCTGCACCGTCCGCTGTGCCGTAAATGCGGTAGCCGACAAGTGCAGTGCCGTTGGAACGAAACGTTATCGGCAGCGCGCCTGTGAGTTCGGCTATCTTCCAGCCGCCGAGCTGCTTGCTCCATAGCATTGCGAAGCTGTCATCGACATATAGCCCTTTACTCGCTTTCAACACCTCGTTCATTTTCAGCATCGGCGCTCACCTCCTCGATATCGTCATCTTCGGGGTCAAACTGTATTGTGTTCAGTTGCGTCTGCGGTATGATGACCGTAGGGCTGACCATGTTCGGTGATGCCGTTACCTCGTCGCTCGGTGTGCTGCCGTCGCTCTGGTTGTACCACTTGCCGTCACCGCCGAGAGAGTAGAGCTCCCCTGTTGTGACGATATGCGCGATAGATCCGTGTGCTATCACGATGCCCTCATACTCACCGTCAGGCAGCTCAGAGGCAGTATCGACGTCGAGCTCCAGATACTCATAGCTTTTCCGCACCCCGTCCTTTTCGACAAAATCGATAAATCTCGCATCTCTTTTAGTTATCATTGTTTTTATCCTCCTCTTTTTTCAACAGCTCGATAGCCATGACGATCACCTTGGGTATCGGCACGCCCATAAGCCCCGCGTTTTCAACGATGCTGATAGTTTCGTTCGCGATAAATGCGATGCAGACGGCATCGCGTATGTAGGTGGTATGCAGCTCGATATCGAGCCTGCAAGCGACAAGCACGATAAGCAGCATAACGCCTTTTCTGCAAAGACCTTTGAAGCCTGCCCTGCTCTCCAGCGCGCCGTTTTGCGTTTTCTTTGAGCGCTTGAAAATGCCTGCGACCATAATCCCCGTGATGTAGTCGATAGCCATAAAGATGATAAGCGTGGTCATTGCCGATGTCCACCCGCCGAAAGCGGTCGAGATAGCTGCGCCGACAGCTCCGACCGCGCCTGTTATCCACAATTTGATGTTGTCCATATTATTCTCACCGCCCGCCTAATTGAACTCAACAACATAGCTGAATGTTACGGTTTCGTTCGGTGCAATTGTGCGCGGTGCGTCAAGGAGTTTCTTTCCGACCACAAACACTGTACCATCGTCCACCATATAGAGTGCAAGTCCAGTCATAGTAATATTATCATTTGAAACATTTGTAAATATCCGTGTTATAATTGGGCAATTTTGCCCGGTAAAGCCTAATACTTGGTCACCTTTGTATAAAAGACGTGATGTGATCTCAGCGCAATTATAATCTTCATATGTTGGTTGTTGAGTGTCTTGTGTTGGCGCAAGTGAAAAGTTGCTGCTTCTCCACTGAACATTGCCATAGGTGAAACTAACAGTGTGTTCTTCGCCTTGAAAAGAAACCATAGTTTCAGTATCGTATTGCAACAATCCCTTGAACATTTTCGCTCCATTGTTTGTTATCATTCCGTTACCTCCTCTACATCATCAGATACTGTGTCTACCTGCGTTTCGTTATAGCCACCGCCGCCGCCTCCTCGTTCAAGCGCCTCTACACGATTTGTAAGGTCTGCTATTTGTGCTCCGACAGTAGCGGCATCTGCTTTACTTGCAACAGTTTGTGCGAGCTGCTGCACCGTAGTTTTATCCGCTTTCATCGCTATTTGCTGCGCAAGTGCAGCGACATCAGCAGACATCTGCTCCGAGCTGCTGTCGTATTCCACGATACCGTCATCGTTCTGGCTGATCTCGGGTATTGTGATAACCGTCTGCAAGCCGCCGTCATAATGGTGGTCTATCTGACAAGCCGGGAACAGCTCATCCGGCTTGTACTCCTCCCACTCGTCGTAGTCGTCATCATATTCTGTAAACATAGGACGGATCAGTACATCTTGAAAAACAGCACCCTCAAATACTGCCATAGCAAGTGTGGTCGTGTACCCTTCGTTCTGCGGGACTGAAACTATCCCATAGCTGTCGATGTATGTTGTTACTTCGCC